GGTGATTGTACTCTCCAGCAGCACCCCCTTGGATGGACTGGAGGTTGTTATGTGCTCTAGAAGCAATAGAAGTAATGTCACTTCCTGAGAAGTTAATGTTACTCCATAGAACAGAAATAGAGCCCTCATTCACTAATGTTCTGAGTTTCTCATACCAGTCATTCCAAAAAGAATGTCCGGGAGGAACCCCCACTGGTGTGGGAGGTAGTACGACAGCCATTATCGTGTTCCTATGTTGTAGTCTACTTCTAGATGATGCAACCGCATTGGGTAGTTATCACTATAAGTAAGTTTAAAAGCCCTACGTCGGAACCTACCCAGTCTTGTTAGAGCAGGAAGCTCTAGGGATAGGTCTACTTGTCGTGCAGTTGTGTATGTCGCATAGTCGTCATCAGTAGTTTGAATACTTAGCTGCGATGTGGCAGCAAGCCGATCACCATATACTACTAAACGACTCATATACTTTTCATGCATGGTATCAAAGGTGTTTTCATCAGTCACCATAGTGACGGTGAAGTTTACACCTGAGTCTTGATAGACCGTGGGATCGAAGTAAACAAGAGTAGTTGTTCCTTGGATGTATGCTAGAGAGCAATTACCTTTTGTGGAGATGGGTAAGTTTACTGAATACTTAACTGGAAAGGTTGTCGCCGCACCAGCAGCCATTCTAGTCCATATTCTTGTTTCCAGATCATGGATGTAGGTAATGGTTCCCACAGTTAAGATGTAAAAATCATGTCCGCCAAAACTAACAATAGCTCCCTCATATGTTGTATAGGGCTGGATGTAACGACGTAGAGGTGGGACATCTAATGTATCAATTTTAAAGTCTTCTAGGACATATACCTCTGGCGAAGTCTTAGAAGTCTGTCCAACAAAATAAATCTTGTTGGCGTACGTAGACAACCCGCCTAAATACCCAATCTGCTTGACAGGAGTGTCATTTCGGTTTAAAGGACTTCCTGAGGCATTGGCAGCATCATAGAAATACTCAATAGAAGCTGAGCCAAATGCAACTAGGTAGTTATTTAGCCGTGAGATTCTAATCAAAGAGTCTGGAATCATCTCCACTGAGATAAATGATCCGGCTGTGTAAGACAAGGGAGCGTCAACATCACTGTTATAGATGTCTGATGTCCCAGACTTAATCATGAAGATGTAGCCATCAATGAACACAATGTGTGGACTGTGTGGAGAGGGCATGTCAGCGTCTGCCCCAACTACCACTGTATTTGTTGAGTCAATCGTAATTAACTTGACACCGTCAGAAGCCACTAAATGAACAATGCTTGTGTTATAGTTGAACTCTGTGAACCCCACATCAGTGGTTGTATTTGACCACCCGGCTGGAGAAAGAGTAGTAATCAAGGTACCAGTAGAGGCTGTAAGAACTGCAATTTTATCATCATATGCCAAGAACAGTTTATCTAAGTCTTCCCAGAAATACCCGCCACGAAAGTTACTGGAGGGGAGGGTATATGAGTAGGTGACTGTGCCATCTCGCTTTACAAAATGATAATCACCATCTTGTGTTGTTTTATTCTTAATGATGTCATAGAACCCATTTAGAGCAATGACATCCTTAGTACCAGTCTTATCTCGGTTATTAACCTCTGCAATGAGTTTAACATCCTTTGTCTGATAGGTACTTTGTGAAGGTGCTTTATTGAAAGCCAACGGTCACCCCTCTCTATTAGGACGGAAGAATATAGAAGCATCCTCAATGCCAAGAGATAGGGCAGCATTTAGGTGTTTTTCTGCTTGTTTGTCTAGCCACTGCTTGTCTGCAATTGGAATACCATACTCATCTGCAAGACTTGTGGCCAATCCATAAATAATGGCTTGATGCCATTCTTGTGGGAAGTCCGCTGTTTCTAGTCCAGATGTAAACACATCAAGGGGTTGTTGATACAGAAGAGTAACAGTTGTTCCAGAAGGGACAGAAGCATCTGGAGTGGGCCACACAGACAAGGTTCCGTAGTTAATGCGCGGATCGTACATCACATTAACTGGGGTTCCGGTAGAGGTGCTAGGAAGGTTATTAAAGTCGTAGTGAGCTTTAATCTCCATATTCAGCTTAGAACCGCTATTGGGAATAGTCAAGTTAGCTTGCAGCAGTTTCTGTACATACGGCGTATTATAGTCATATGCCCCAATACCAATAGTATAGGAACTTTGTCCAGATACCATTGTGACTGCTAGTTCATTTCGTTGCCAAAGAGCCATTCCCATCGTCTGGAACTGTAGAATCAAAGCATTAAGGGCTGTCTGACCTTCTGACAATTGAGTAGAATTAGCAGAAACCCCTTCTCCAGTGACACCTATTTTACGCAAGGCAGAATTAATAATCTCATCTCTGGTCAACTGCCAGATAGTGGTTCCGCTAGTACTCATCTTGTTTTCCTTATCTGATCGACTAGTGCATTATGTCGTTTAGCACATTCCATTTGCATATCGGTGACCTCATTTAGTTTCAACCAAACCTCACCAAAATCACGGTACTTACCGTCTTTCAGAATCTTTTCGCATTTTACAAGAACATCTTCACTGAAGGTCAAGTTTGTTTTCGTACTCGCGCACGACACCATCAGTAGACTTACAATCACGATAGACAGTATTTGTACTAATCTCACGTTGTATTTCCTTATTAATTGTGGTTACTTTTGGCTTTAGTGCTGCTAAACTATCCTGATACTCTTTTGACATATTTTGTATTGTGTCAACATGCTTTTGTAAAGAAGAGAGTCGTTCCTTAGTATAAGTACTTTCTGTGTAGGTACTTGCAACGTGCCATAAGCCCACTGACCAAATCACAGCTCCTATTCCAAGAGCATACCATTTGTATTGATTAAAGAGATTTAACATCTTTAAAAGTCTGTTCTGGGTCTTTCTCGACCCGATCTCGTAATTGAGCTAGGCCGCCAAAAGCTCCCCATGAAAGTGCCCCAACCAGACCATTCACTGCCACATGAAAGGAGATAAATTCTTCCAATGTAACTAGAGTAATGGGGAGGTAGTGTAGGGTAATAGCTGCTAGTGTACTTCCAAATAAAAGAGAACATCCTAGAGCAACAGCTCCCTGTGTGAACAGCTCTTTCCTAGACTTAGGAGGACGGAAGATTGCCATCATTCCAGCACCAATAATAGCAGCCCCCAAAGAAAAAAGCTTAATCCAACCAAACTTTGTAATTGCAGCTAATCCAATTGCACTGCCAGATTCAACTGCCATGTAGTTTCCTTGTGTTTTAAATTAGGTGAATGGAATGTAGTCTGTGACATCTGTAAGTTTAAGTTTAAGAGTTCTAAACTCAAATTAAACTGGAGAGGGCAGATGGTTTGTGAGGATGACTGGGAACCACGTAATATGCAGGACTTTATTAAAGTTCGTGCAGAAAGTGGTAGTCCTCCTTGGTCACGTCCCAGAGGAGAAGATGTCTTTATTAATTACTGTAATATTGTAAATAGTCAAGGTATTGCTGGGATCGGTTTATCTGGATGTATGGTTGCAGGTAAATTAGCAACTGGTAATTTAACATAGGAAATATATGGCAGACACAACCTTTGTGGATGGCACAACTACAGTAGTAGCAGCATGGCTCAATGACGTAAACGACGTTACATACACTACTGTTCCAGCACACACAGCAACACTGGCTAGTGAAGTTGTTTTAAAAGATAGTAGCACCGGAGGTGCTCAAATCCCCTCTGGTACTACTGCTCAACGTCCAGCAGTACCAGTAGGAACTCTGCTTCGTTATAATACAACACTTTCCGATTGGGAAGGCTATAATGGAACTACTTGGGGACTAATTGCCACTGGGTTTGTTTCCACTGGGCCGATTACATCTAGTGGGCTAACTCAAGCTACTGCCAGAATTCTTGGAAGAACCACAGCAAGTACTGGAGCAGTCGAGGAACTTTCAGTTGGTAGCTCCCTGACGTTGGCAGCAGGTTCTTTGGGTGTAGCTGATGCTGGTGTGACTCCAGCCAAGTTATCAGGTGCACAGACTGGGTCGGCACCAGCCCTAGCTTGTCGAGCATACTGTGTCTTTGACGGAACTACTGCCGGGACTAACGCCCCGACAAATGGTGCAAACGTCACCAGCGTAACACGTAATGGTACAGGCGATTATACCATCAACT